TGAATACCAACAGGAGAATGCAAATGGCTTACAATCCGAGAACCTACAACCTATTCCAACAGATAGATATCTCAAACGCTTTGGAAAAGGCTAGGAAATACTTAGACGAAACAGAAGATGAAACACCTTCACTATGTATCAAGAGTGATAAACCTTTTGCTTTGGCTATGCGTTTCGCTAGATACATCAGAGCTTTTAAAGAGCAGATGAAGAACGAAGTAGATATAGATGAGACTAAGTATGATCTACTTAAGATCGCCCATGATAAAGATGTGGTGCGTATAACACACTCAATGGAAACAAAACAACTTGAGTTAATCAACGAACAAACAGGAGAGGAACTATGACCGAGACATACCATCTAACTAGTGAAAGAAACAGACGTATAATTGTTACGTCAACTAACCTAACCCAGTTGAAAGTAATACGAGACAAACTTAATAAGCTAGATAAAGATTTCATTAAGACTACTGATATGAAACTTAATGCAGTTAACTTTGAGATAACAGGGGGAGAGTCTGATGATTGAGCATGATATGCGTAAAGAATTTGAGGACTGTGTTAATGAACTCAAAGAACCCTTACTTGATATGTCAAAAGAATATTCTACTGGTATATTGATGGGGGCATTACTTGAGGTAAGCCTACGTATGATTATGATGTCAGTAGGTACAGCAGGGGCACTCAAGATCTTCGGTGGTTCGATAGCAAACATCGCTGAACTCGGGCCTCTGATTGATGAGATGGTGAAGAGTGGTGCAGTGACAGACCCGCTTGACTTCAGTACTATAACGGGGGTAAGGATAGTACCCGAACCCGATGACACTATACATTAGATGAAGTTCCACGAGTACTGGGACAATGAAAACAAACTACTAGAACTTTCGTACAAAGAATCTATTAGGCAACGAGAAGAAAGAAAAAGGAGAAACACTATGGCAATACCAAAGAAAAAATACAATGTCGTAACAGGACACATGCATACCAAACACTGGGAGGTTGAGGCTTATGATAAGGCAGACGCAGAATCAAAGCTACCTGCTTTGCTTGAGAGTCTTGAGTACAACAAAGATATCAATCAATATGATTCTAATGTATTCAAAGAAACCTTGAAGACTATACCAGACGCAGTAGTCATGGCAATAGAATCACCCAATGAACTTGATGATAAACAGAGAGCGGATAAACTAAATGTCGAATGAAGAACTCACAGTACCTACTGAATATCTAGAGATGGATCCAATCGATCTGGCTCAAGATGATAAGGGCATAGAGACAATCATTGCCTACCTTAGAAACACACGGGTCAATATAAAAGCCGCCGAGAAAGCAGGCAAGCGAATCACTGCCAAAGCGGCACGCACTAAGCCTAAGCAGTTTGATCAAGACCCATTGGCTATGATCTTAAAGGACGCATGATGAAGAAAAGAATACTGCAACTAATCAATAGATACTCTGGCAAACTAAACAGTTGGTCATGGTATCAACTATACGGGAAAAGATAATGGAACAGCAACATGAAATAAAATTAAGAATGCATGAACTTCCTCAAGTAATACTTATGGAAGCTCAGATACCAATGACAATGGTAGATAATCTCAATGCTTATCTTGATGATCTCATGGTTGCAAAGGATAGGAAAGACCACTCAAGTAATTTAGTTGGGCAGATACAGCACGGTCAACAGTTGACTATGAATGCTGAACACGAAAAGGTTATACACTTTACCCAGACTATCAATCAACTTGGTAAAGAATACATTAAACATTTTGTCAAAAGAATTGGATCAAGCAAATTGTTTCCAGATAAAATGGAGGTAGGGGTAGATGAGATGTGGTCAGTGCATAGCTATGCAGGAGATTACAATCCGATCCATGATCACAGTGTACCTGCTATCACAGGACTAGCGGCAACTACCTGGACTAAAGTACCCGAGCAGATAACTAAACAGAACAGTCCGAATGATGGTAGCTATAATCTATTTGGTGCGTCTGGTAATTCAGATGGCTTCATTGCTTTTAACTATGGACAAACATCTTCGTTAGATAATCCAATGTTAAAACCACCAACTACTTGCACTATTAAACCCGAGGTAGGTAAGCTATTCATCTTTCCTATTTGGCTACAACACATGGTCTACCCTTTCAAGGGTGATGGTGAACGTAGAACTATTGCAGCAAACTTATGTGCTTGGCACAAAGATAATGCAGACAACGAATCAGTAATAAATAAAATGTATAAGGAGTAATATATGGACAGCGGAATGGGATACATAGAAGCACCACACTTTCCCAAGTATGTGTGGCAAAGTAATGGGACAGCCAAGCAAATGGTATGGGATACCTCTAGCTTGTCGGCATTTTCATCGTGCCCCCGCTACTATAACTTTCAAAACTTACTAGGCTACAAGTCTAAGCAGTACTCATCAGCCACAGGCTTTGGGTCAGCGGTGCATGAAGGCTTCGAAGAATTAGATCGTGGTAGATTTGAAGGCAAGTCAAAAGATGAGGCGGTTAAGAATGCTATCAAGGTCGTACTGCTAGAGTTTGGCGAAGAACTATTACGTACCGAAGACAAGGCTCGTGGACTTGAGTCTGCCTTACGTGCTATCGTGTGGCGAGCTGAAGAGTTTTGGGAGGACACTATAAAGATAGCGACCATGCCAGACGGAGATCCTGCACTTGAGCAGAGGTTCGAAGTACCTTTTGCAAACACAGGTGAAAGACTTTCCGGTCGCATAGATAAGGTGGTTGAGTTAAACAATGAACTCTATGTAGTAGATACTAAGACTACTAAGACAGGCTTGAGTAGTTATTACTTTGCTAACTTCACCCCTAACAATCAAGTATACGCATACTTGTGGGCGGCTAAGAATGTATTACAGTTACCTGTTGTTGGCTTCATAGTAGAGGCGGCACAAACTGGTGCAAACTTTACTCGCTTCGAGCGTGCAGTATTCAAAGTTAATGATGAAGTATTGAATGAATGGTACATAGATTCTATGCACAAGATAGATCTATCTAACATGTATGCTAAGGATAACTATTATCCTGCCGACTTTACTGCGTGTGCTAACTATGGTGGCTGTAAGTTCAGAGACATATGTAATGAAGCACCATCACGCCGAGCAACTGTAGTCGAAGCAGACTTCAATAGGGAAGTACACAAAGACTTAAGGAAAGAAGATAACGTGGTTGAATTTCCAACCGATGAACTACAAATAGAAGTGGAGTTAGAATAATGGGCAAGTACTTAAAGACACCAATGGATCATAAGATCATAGACTATCTATCAATAGAACTATTTAAATTAGATCCAAGCAATGAACATCTAAATAATTTTATGGCTATGAAGAACGAAGAGGGTTATCATATAAGTAAAACAATAAACAAATTTAAAAAGACTAATGAACTACCGAGTGGTTACAACACAGACGGTTCATGGCAACAAGAAAGGTAGAACTATGCACAACGAAATGAAACTTTTTGTGGCAGTCAGTATGACAATAATGCTAGGTATTATTTATTTAGCATTAACATAAAAAAAGTATTGACGGATTCAAATTAATTTAGTATAATGCAAACACAGGAGAACAACATGGCAAGTATTAAAGAACACACATCAGCAGATGTAACTAAACTATTACTGGTAGGCGACAGCGGATCTGGTAAAACTGCAGCACTAGCATCATTAGCTAACGCTGGAAAGAATCTTCGTATACTTGATTACGATGATGGTCTATCTATATTGACAGACCTACTAACTCCAGAGGGAGTCAATCGTGTATCATACGTAACTCTTAAAGATTCAATAGGCAAGGCAGAAGCTTTCCGTAAGGGGGCAAACTTAATTGCTAATTGGAAAGATGGAGACGAAGACTTTGGTTCAGTAAAGACTTGGACTAAAGATGATGTACTCGTGATTGATAGTCTTACTCTTATGGGTGAGTCAGCATTACGTAGTGCGTTAGTATTTAATAATAAGAAACCAACAGAACAACCATCTCAACCAGAGTGGGGAACAGCGGCACGTGATGTGCAACACCTCATACAATATATAACTGGTTCAGAAGTTCCGTGTAATGTGGTGGTGACAACACACATGCAGTACATGGAAGGGGATTTGGGTGTGAGTAAATCATATCCAACTAGTGTGGGCTCAAAGCTATCTACAAAATTGGGCCGATACTTTAACTGTGTTTGTAGAGTGGACACTAAGAGTTCAAGCAAAGGCACAGAACGTTCGCTTCGAACTGTATCAGATCATCGAATGGATCTCAAAGTTCCTGCGTTAGACATATTAGAACCTAACACAGAGCTTGATCTTGCGAAATTGTTTGATGCAATTCAAGGGAATGCGAAGAAGAAGTTGTCAAAACCAATGTCAAAATAGGAGGTATATACCATGACAGGATCAGACGTGAGTGACTTTTTAAATATGTCACCAAATGAAGTACCACAAACGGTTACTTTACCAGAGGGTAGTTACGATTTTGTAATTACTAGCTATCGTTCAGACAGAGTAGGTGAGAACCAAACTCCGTTAGTGAAGATAAATGTGAAAGCTACAGGAGTTATCCAATCAGATTTGGATGAGGCTGATATAGCAAACGCAGAACCAACTAGACTGGAGTATTGGGCTACGCCTAATGCGATGAAGCAAAAGAATCCAGCTATGTCTTTGAAGAGTTTCTTAACTGACGCTTTAGATATGGCAGAGGATCAATCTTTTGGTGAGTTGCTTGAGCAAGCAATTGGTCAGTCTTTCTCGGGTGTTGTAAAGCACGAGATGGTTGGTAAGAACAAGGACATATTACAAGCATCTATTAAAAAGATTATTAATAGATAGGTTGTGATAGCATGAGTGATTACGCAGTACATAAGCGGGTTGAGTCGCAGGTTCCAGATTCTGGGAATTCTATTTGCATAGTTTTAGAATATCCTACGACTACCGAATCTAGACTTAACAAAATAAATACAGGAGGCATACAACAAGTATTGAATCCCATGTGCACACTCGCAGGTATAGATGCACAGACTGTTATGATCACTCATGCATTCCAATTAAAACCAGCACAAGAGAATGCTCAGTTCTTCTTTCACAAGCGGAACGAGTACAAAGCTCTTAAGAAAGAAGGGGAATGGAAGTCAAACTATTCTCCTTCCCAATACGGATTTCTAAAACAAGACTACGAACAAGACCTTG